CGGTACCTGTACTGAGTATTACTACGCCACTAGTTAAAGTATTTGCACTATTAATAACAACATTTGTTGCGTTAGGTGCACCTGCAAAATATAAATTTTTTCCAGTATCATACTGCAAAGAATAACCAAATTGTGCTTTTATGTTAGGATAGCAATATGTTGCTAAGTCTGTGTTTAAACTATATTCAAATTTCTTTTCTAAAACACTTGTAGTTTTATGTTTAGTGTATACCCAAACGCTTCCTATTCCTGGAGTATTTTTAACAGTCCAACCTGGTGCAGATACCATTAATATATTTGTATTATCTGATGTGTAAATAGATTTTCCTAACTCCGAATGTAGACTTAACGAAGTTATTGTAGCAGTAAAATGACCATTAACCCCCACCGAGTAATTTTTTATTTTTTCATAAACTTGCCACTTGTCGTTAATGCCTTCATCTATCCAAATTTTTTCATTGTTCTTTAAATTTAAAATATCTGTTGAATTAGCAACTTCTTTAATATTTTTATATCGTGCATTTTCAAATTTAAACAATGCTCCATAACTTAATAATTCTGCATCAACTATAGAGGTTAAACTTGATGCTACCGTAAATTGATCTAATTTAGCGATATCAATTATAATGTGTATACCATTAACTTGCTCATTAAATCTAACTACAGAAACAATGTCACCTATTGATAATCCATGCGGTTGGTCAGTTACAAATGTTATGCTGGACCCGGGGGCACTTACATATACTCCTGCAATCTTAGAAGATTGTTTAGAGTATCTACTAACGCCCCAGCCGCCGTTTTCTAAAAATCCCATCCATATAGTATTGCCATCTTGTAATACAGAATTATTAGCAATATCTAATAAACTATTTTTATTATATGCTGTAGCGGTAACATCATCTGCTCTAATATATCCAGCAGTAGTCAATACTAAATTATTATCAAAGAATGTGCTAGAAGACATTATTGGAAACGTATTTGCCGATGAGTAACTATCCGGAGTTAATAATAAGTCCGACTGAGACACATATGTCACCAGCGGATTTGCATCAGCAGGAGTTTCAGAAAATTTAACAAGATATGGATTTTCTAAAGATGTACTTTCATTTAAATTAAATTCTATTTCATTGTATGTTGAAAAACTTCCGTAATTACCTGATCTGAATGCCCAATCTTCAGTTAATAAAATGTCCCCTTGACGTGTAAACTTACCAACTTTGGATAATTTATCAATAGAATTTTTAGTTCCTTTTTCCTTAATGTATCCTTGATAAAATTTATATTGGCTAATTGAATTTGTAAAAATATTATTAAGGTATGTTCTTGGAGTATAACCAATTAAATGTTGTGCTAGTTTTTGTTGGGTAGAATCAAAATTATCAATATCTAAACTATAAAAGTCTTCGAATTGATTAATTTTATAATCAAAATTAGGTAATAAATTTGATACCGGCTTACTATCTAGTTTGATCCATTTTTCAAAATCAAAAGTAGCATCTCCGATAATTTTAACAGTTGATTCATAATACGAACCGTTATATCTTACCACTTTTCCCGGTAAGTATGTTCCATATGCTGTCCAATCTATAATAGTAACATTGTCGTAAACAAAACCGGGACTAGATAAATCACCATTCCAATTGGCAGTTCTAAATCCTGATAGTTTAATTCTTCGTTGCTTGTATCCTGTTTCAATATCGTATATAGTATCATTAAAAATTGTTTTATTGTTAAAAACCATTCCGTGTTCTTTTTGTACAGAATTTAATGTAGCAAAAAACATACCTTCAAGAGTGTCAATAGTATTAATTACACAAACACCGTCTTCTCTTGATAAACGAAATTTATCTAATGGAAATGATTTTCCATCGGCTTTTAATATACTAAAATCATAATCTCCGGTAGTAATATCATCAACCACCGAATCAATAAATGAATATTTTAGATAATCCGCAAATGGACTTAATGTAATTAAATTTCCGTCTGCCCAATTTTGCGTAGTCCAATATAAGAATTCTTTAGCAGTAAATTTCCAATTTACTATATCATTAAGATCAGTATTATATTCATCAAATATAAATCCTTGACTTTCAAGATAGGCACCGTACCCAATTAATAAATCGTATACTTCTTGTATTGTTGAATAACTTGTACCATATGGAACTACTGTTACTGTGTTTTCAAATCTTGAAGATAATTGTGCGGTGGCGCCGCCTACCATAGGCAATGATGGTAAGGCTTGAAATAATGTTATATCAAATGTAGATTGTGTATTATGACCAACTTTAACTATATAAAATGTTCCATTATATCTTACAATCTGACCTTGTTTATAATAATGTGTTGTGTTTGCTGTAGTAGATGTAATATCAATTGCACTAAGACCACTGTTGCCACTGTTGCCGGCGCCTGTCCATTCTGTAAATGACTCAGATTTTCCTCCAACAGTAATTGCACCGGATGCTAAACTTTTAGTAGGTTTAAGTATTTCAAAATATGGATTTGTAGTGTCATATCCCTTAATAATGAAATTACCATTAGACCGTTGTACTATAACTCCGGATATTCTAGCAGACTTAATAGGATTACTTACATTTAAAATTAATGAATAGTCTTCAGGCGGTAAGATTGCTCCTTGTGCTTGTGACACAGGATCAATAGAGTCAATAACAATTTGCAATTTATCTTTGCTTGCAAATCCTCCTAATTTATGGAATAGATTAAAATTAATATAAGTTAAGTCTTGTGTTAATAATTCAAGATAGTTTAAATCTTTCTGTTTTCCCCGTTCAATAACATAAACGCCAAATCCGGCTGATTGTACATCTTCTCCATCTAATATAAGTTTAGAAGGATTTAAATAAAGATCATTTGCCTTATATGTTAACTGATTTTTAATATTTAGATAACTTCTACTTGTATCAAACATAGAAGAAGTATATGAGCAAGGATCAAGTAAGGCGGATAACGCATTTACAGCAAATGGCCAATAACTGCTGTTTCTCCATGCTGTTTCTGCAGGAGAGTGATCTCCAAATTTCCAATTTGCAGATTTATCGTCAATTGTTAAATTACCTGCATTTAGCAAAAATGAACCAGGTGGTTTTAAGTTTCCTGCAACATCAACAGGAACAATTGATGAAAAATTAATACGAGCATACTGAGAATTAATAGTTCCTAAGTTATCAACTATTCCATTAGTTACAGCATCAATCAATGCTGTTCGTTTTTCACTATTAACCCAATCGTATTGGATGTCCCACCATAACGGTTTAATTGAATGCCCTAACATTTCCCAAGGATGAGAATGCGGACGATCAGTATCGTAAAAATATTTGTAAACACCTCTCCAATATCCCGGATAAGAATTTCCTATAGGAAAACTACCATTGGTATAATTCCATGTAAAAAAGTTATATTCATCATAAACATTATTAGTAGTTGTATCAATACTATATTGACCGGTCCATTTAATAAAGTCTTTTACTAAAATATCATTAATTTCAGATGAAGAATATTTACTTTCTCTAAATGCACTTGGCAAATATCCGTTAACATCAAATATTTTAGGATTATAATTTATTTTAATATTATTAAAAACACGTTTTTCGTATTCAAGAATAATAGCATCCCTATAATCGTCAAAGGCTTTAATTATACTGCCGTCGTGGCCTCGTATAACATTTGTAGAATTTAAATAGGTGTCATCTAAAAAATACTCAGGTTTATATTTTGGATATAAACCTAATTTAGATGGCGTTGGAGGAATATATGCACCGCCGGTATCTAAATAATAATGGATAGATATTTTATCACCTGCTACAAGATTTAAAATATCTGTATTAACTATTATTGTGTTATCAATACTATCAAAATAATATTCAGAATTTGCAATTAATTGATAATCATTATAGTATACAATTACTGATTTAAAACTTAATGCTGTTAAATCAAATTTAACCCCTATTGGAAATATATTGTTTGCGCCTGTAACTGTATAGTCTCTTACAATTTTGTTAGGTCCATAACCTAACATATCAGATCTATAATATAAAGATCTAGAATCTTTACTAGAATTAAGTTGTGTTAAAACTAGGTCTAATGCATCACTTGGTGTTAGTTGACTATCAACTTTACTTAAAGCATTTAAGAAATTTATTTTAAATTGATCGTACTGTTCTGCAGAGTATCTAATAGAATCAACTACATTGTGTTCTTTTTTTCCAAGAAATATTTGAGGGAACGCAATAGGATTAGCATTTATAATTAAACGAGAACCATATTTGGCATAATCATTTAAATCTCTAAGATTACTTATTCCCGGAAACTCGCCAATAAATCCAGTAATACCATTAACCATTGTTGAAAGATGATCACTTAGTTCACTTAATGTTAATTCTGTTATAGGTCCGTTTAACGGATTGTTAGTTAATCCTAACGGAGTTTTATAATATCCATTTTCATTAGGTGTATCTTTAGAAATTATTTCTAAAGATACTATATCATTTTTAGCAATATTAACAGACGACGTACTAACATGAATAGTAATACCATCTGTATCTAAAGTTGAATTAACTAAATTTCCATTCACATAAGAAATTACAGAAGTGGCAGATGTTACAATTGATTTAAGTTTTAATACATTTGTTGAAGTCAACATTGTTTGAATTTCAACAATAGGAATTTGATAATTTACTGATGGTTCCCATACATTTTTAAATTCGTTTCCTATTTTAAGATATGTAACACCGGTAGTAATTGTAGAACTTATATTATTAACATCAGTTATACTGACAATGTCAGACATAAAGTAGTTCTTAAAAACATAACTACCAACTCCGATACTGTTTTTATACTTTAATGGGAATCCTAAAACTTTATCGTATATTGTTCCTACTTCATAACCAAATATTTTACTGCCGGCAAAATTAGAATTTTTATCAGAATAACTTAATTGAGTCGGTTGAGAATTATCAAATAAATCAAATAATGGTGCTTGATTTATAGTTGTATGTTGCTGTGATTTTTTCCATTGAATAACATCGATGCCATTAATATTCTGTGTTGTATAATGCCAACTTGTTCCTTGATTTAATATACCATAGTTTATGGAAACTGAACTAGCAGACAGCGGAGTAGATGGTTCTATTAATCTAAGAGTAGGTGGGTTGGTAGAAGTATCATAGTTTACCTTATAAATTTTTCCATTGAGAGATGTATCTGCATTAAAAATTATTCGAAAACCATGCTCTAATAAAACTTCGTCACTGTAATAACCAATAGTACCGTCTACTTGACTAAATGCATCAGTAGTAGTTGTATCAATTATATCTACATTTTGAATTCCAACTGACCCAAAATTATAAAGTTTTATATCTGGATTAAATTCAATAATAGGTCTATTGGCTCTTCTATCTAACGGATAGACAGCCTGTTGATTGTTTATTTCAGCAGTAATACGAATAATGTCTCCGTGAAACCATCTGTTATATCGTGTCCATGGATTTAAATCACCACTAGCCTTATTAATTGTAATATATTCGGGTATTACTGGTAGTGTTTTATTTGAATCAAATGGATAACTATCGAATAAATCGCTATCAAATGTTTCATTATAAATCTGTGCAACACTTTCATGTACTTCTAATAATTTAATATCAATTAATTTTATACTTTTGCCAACACCTTCAACATAATATTCTTTATTATTAGATGAAAGTTTTAATTTCATTCCGTTACTTAATGAATAATTATTTAGAATTATATATGTAGGTGTACCTTCTATATCTTCCTTAAGATCATCTACTAATATTGCATCAGGTCCATTAGGTAGCCAGTAATATTGATTATAATTTATCAACTTATCCCAATCTATATGAGGATTGTATGAATAAAACTTTGATCTAAAAAGTCTATCAAGGTTATCAGTTTTTCCACCTTGCAAATTAATTTCATTAATTATATCATCAAATCCAATTACATCGGTTATGTTAGATGATGCATCTTTAAAAACTAAAGCAGGTTCTAATGGATATTCTTTTCTAAGAGGTAAATTTTCTTTAAGATAAAAGTCAGTTGCAGGATTATAATTAGGAGTAATTATAGATCCAACAAATCCATCAATACGTTCAAGTTGTGGTGTTTGTATTAAAGGGTCAAGTGTGCCGGATAAAAATTTTGAATTTTTAGCAGTTTTTAAATATTCAGGAAGTAGATTAACTGACTTTTTGTTATCTATCATTTTAAGATCCGCTAGTTGTTACAATCGATGAAGATTTTAATTGTGATGCAGTAATCGCATCAATAATTTCTATATCAGAAATTTTTGCACCACTTATGAATATCTCATTTGATAAACATGTTAGTTCATATAAACTTCCAAAACTATTATTATCAGTAACTGGTACAATAACAAAATTGGTAATATCAGGTGTAAGTAAATTCATAATATAAGTTGATAGTTCGCCAAAGTGAAAACTTTGTCCAAAGTCCCAATTTTCTAAAGCAAAAAAATCATTTATACCCAACAATATTCTTGTTTTTAAATCATTGTCATTAGTTATTCTATCAGGATTTTTAACCGCTTTAAATTTTGCCTGAAGATTTATATTAGCATTTGCACCAAATAATATTTTATAACGTACTGGGTGAAATACTATTTCATCACTTATTGATTTAATAGGAGAAAGAGATGGAAGATAATTTTGTTCTAAATTTTGACTAGTTGGAGGTAGCGGTTCACTTGATACATTACCTAACAACCAACTTCTTACATCATTATCGTATGAGGTTGTCAACATATAGATATCTATAATATTTGATTTACTAGGATCAATTCGTCTTTCTTCACCACTATTATGCTCATAATGAAATTTAATATTAGAACATCCAGACCTACCGATATATTGATCAGTATATATAAACTTCTGATATGCTTTTGACCAATACTTAACAACATTTAAAGAAGGACTATAAAAATAGAACAATTGCCCATCAATTTTATACTCAGATGTTACGCTATTTTCATTTAAAAATGGAAGTATATCATCTGAAGTTAATGCAAATCTTGCAGTAGACCCTACTCTTTTAAAATAAACAAATTGTGATCCTACAATATTAGTAAATGAATCTGGATCTAAAATTTGCCCTGTGCCGGTATAATCATAAAAACTAATTTTTACTCGTTGAGGATCAACATAACCATCAACTTCAACAATAGAATCATCTATTTGCCATATATAGTCGTGATCCAATGGGGTAGATGCATTTGATAAATTAATAGAAAGAACTGTAATTTTATCTTTAATTACAGAATTATTTGTGTAATCAAAATTTACAGAAGATTTATCATTTAAAAATGAAGTTTCTTTATCACTTTCAAATATATAATCTAATGTTCTATATCGCACCTTATAACTTTTTCCAGTCCAAATAAATGCAATCAACCAACTTGAATCTAGTCCCAAGTCTTCCATATTATTTTGATTTGATAAACTAAAAGGATTCATTATATCTAAATTAGAATTAACAATTATACTCCATTCCCTAGTTAACGTATCAATTGTTAATCCAAAATTACGTTGTGTCATGCATATATTTGCAATTTCACTTTCTATAGAATAGCCTAATAGGCTATTAAATTTGTATATTACTTCTTGTGGAACGGCTCCGTGCGGAACAATGGTAGAAAAAATTATAGGACCGGTTCCGTCACTTAACTTTCCCTGACCGTAGTTAGAACCATCACCTATAACTTGTTTAACTGTAGACCAAATATAAGACTTCCCACTTGCTGGAATTCCAGTTGTAGGAATTGTTTTTAATAAATTATTTTTATCAAAATATTTTCCAGATGGCGGCAAAAATTTGATTATCGATCCCGGAAATACGTATTGAAGATTCGATCCTGATGTAGTTCCTACTGCTACAGGAAGTTCCGAAATAGTAAAATATCCACGACTTTCACCGGGTGTAGTATTAGCATTATACCATTTTAAGGATAGATATGTTAAATTAAAACTGCTGTACTTGTTAAGATAAAAAGATCGTAACTCAGGTAATGCAACAATAGGATTTAATCTATTTTTAATAACCGACAGTACTTGATTTTTACTAATAAATTCAAATTCAAATATATGTTCTTGTTCTTCTTTGTATAGAATACCGTCAGTTGCAAATATATTAGTCTTACTATATTTTCCACTAACATCTGATATGTCAAAATATTTACTAAGTCCACTAGATATTCTATTAATACTTTTAACTTTAAGAATGTTCGAACCAGCAGTTAACGGAGCAATATTATAATCCTCTCCTGTAATCATTCTATTTTGAGTATAGTATGACTGCGGTGCTTTGGACCTAATACTTGAATTAGATTCTGGACCTGCACTATTAGTGACTGTATACTGCAAACTTAATGTTAATTGTAAATTATGATTTTGTCCTAAAGAATTTGTGTAAGGAACTGTAATGATAACCCCTGTCATTTGTTCAGGTTTTATAATATATGACAACCCATTACTTTGTCTATAAAATAATCTAAAATCTCCTTTTGGAAGATCGCCAAATATTCCATCAGTAAAATTTAGATCAATTTGATCTTGGTCACGTGTTGATATAGCATATATTGCTCTTAAACTTTTATTAAGGCTATTATATATTACATTATTTCCCACTAATGAAGGAACAGGTGTCCACAATGTATAAAAATTTCCATTTTTATCTAATTGCCATAACCAGGCATCAGTATTATTAATATTAGGTGTGTTTATTCCTATAATCTCATTAGGTACTGGATTATCAATATTAAATCTAGAAACACTTAAACTGCCCTGTTTAAATTGTGTAAAGAATCCAGTATTAGCACTACCACTTCCTTGATTATCATTTTTATAAATTAAACTAAATGCATTTTTAGGAGCAGGGGCTTCTTCGTAAATATAATCCTTACCGCTAAATGTAGACGGAACAATTTCAAAATTCATCGAGGTTCCATTGATGCTTTTAGAAAAATTAAAAATTGGAACATCATCATTTGAACTATTAATTCTATATTGGTCAGTTTCTACCGCGTTAATAGTTCCACGACTTGCAGGATTTCCAAAATTGCTAGACATTGCTGAATTCATTATATTAATGAATTGTTGATACCAACTAGAATTAGTAGGATCGTTCCATCCTACGGTAACATTTGCTAAATTTAAACCAGTTGCATCATATACACTATCTGTTGTAGATACAGCAGTAACTTTTAATAAACCGCTAGCAGGGATATTTCTTGCAGGATTATAACTAATTAATTGTGCAAGACGTAATACACTATCTCGACGTTGGGCAGTTTCTAAAAAGTTTTCACGAGCATTTAGATCGATACGAAAACTTAAATTTTGTCCTAGATATGCAATAACATCAATAAGAGCAATATACTCGCTACTATCAACATAGTCATTGAATTCTTCAGGATATTTTTCCTGAAGATATGAAATCATTGTACGACGAAGAGTTTCAAAGTCGTAACTTTTAAAATCAGCATTACGGAAAGATTGGTATACTTTTTTCCAATCTTCTGCTACTAATAGTTTTGTGTTAGTTGAGGGTATCATAATGTTCTATACCGTATTTATTGTAATAATTAAGTGGGTATATTATTGTTGTACCCGTAATCCAATCTTTTGATCAAACGCAAGTTTTAATACACTAGATTGATTTGTGTTTTTCATTGCCAATATAATTTCAATCAAATACCCTTGCGGATATTCAGTAATTGCAATCCGTAAAGGAGAAACTCTAGGATCAGAATTGCATATATCAGTAATATCTTTTGTAAGGAGATCTTTAATTTGAGGAGTTATTGGCTCCATTAATATATCCCAAACAATGGTTCCAAACTTAGGATTCATTACCCGTTGTCCCTTACGAGTATTAAACTGATTAAGAATATTTTGTTTGATTAAATCAAAATCATAAAGTTTAGATCCTCTGTTAGTAGGATTAACTGTGCTAAACCCTTTATAATATTGGCTTAGTTTATCAGTATGTTGATCACTATAACCGGCAGGAGTAATTTCAAGATTTTTGTAAGGCATATTATATTTATTAACTACTAAATCTGGTTATCTGTGCGGTGCTGGAGAGCCGCTACCAGATTGTACTGGACGTCCGCTACTATCAACTAATATACCTCCTGAGCCTGTACCAACAACATTTCCTTGTAATTGACCTAAGAAACATTCATAATATCCCTTTTTACGGGTATGAATATCGGGTGTATTAAATCCAATTGCCTTACATGCTGCTTCAAAATAACCGGGATCTGTTTGAGCAACTTTACATCTATCCAACATATACTTAACTGCAACTTCAGCAGCGATAGCCGGCGTATTTAATAGTTGAGGATTTCCAATTAAATCTTGCCCAATCATTGTTCCGTACCTAGCATAGTTACTTCTACCAGTTAGTTGAATGTATCCTCTACCTATATACTTGCCGCCGTCGCCGGATTGAGTATTACCTAGACCTTTACCTTTAGAAGTAGTACTACCATATAAAAATTCAGGTAACGTATTATTAGGATTGCCTGCATATTGTTGAGCAAGTGCTGTATCGCCTTTGAACACGCTAGGAAATACTTGTAACAATCTATCAGCAGAATACTTAAATCCTTCTTCAACCAACTTCCAACGACATTCGCCACCTGCTATACCCAATAGCGATGCAATAGCAATAGGAGTAGTAAGCCCAAATTTTGCACAAGCCGCTTTGATAGCACTAATACCTTCCTGTGATGAACTAGCATTAATATCCTTAGAATATTCAGGCGTACAAGTTCCAGGAGTTACATCTGGTGGATTAGCAGGTTCTTGTTTTCCAGCAGCAGGATTAGGAGGAATCCCCGAAGCACTTCTGTCTGCTAATGTTACATCCGTAGCCTCTGGACTAAATTGTGCAGGATTAATTGATTCATGTTGTGGCCAAGGTTCGTGCGTTGGCACACGTTGCATGATAGTTTTAATTGTACCTGTATTATAAAACTTTCCATCACTCCATCCCCAACTTACTAATCGTTGTGGCAAACTAAACAATGGTAAATCTGGAGGAACTTCAGCAGCATCGGCGGCGGCAGGAGATCCTGCGGTTGGACCATTCCAATGTATATTTGCTCCTGTTCCAATGATGTTGCCAGTAGCACCTAAGTTTAATTGTGCTGATGTACCTAAATTAATATTGCCATTTGATTTAAGATTAATAGTTCCAACAGCGGCTTGTTTAATATCCTGTGCAGAACTTAAACTATAACTATTACCTACTGTAATTTTAACAGCATCACCTATAGTTTCATCATGTGTTCCCCTGATAGCAATCTTTTGATCTTGATCTACAGTAAGATAATTATAACCAGTTATATTGGTCTCCATATTTTTACCGGCTTTAACATGAATATTGCGGCCTGCTTCAAAATTAATATCTCTATCAGCACGGAAGTTAAAATCATGCTCTGTATGTATGCTTATACTATCATGTGCATATATATCAATCTTTCCATTAGATGTTAATTCAATCCATGCAGTACCTTGACTATTGGCTATATAAATTAAATCGTTAGTATTATGTAATAGAATTTGATGACCTGTTCTTGTACGCAATCTAACTAACTCATTTTGTCCGTTAACATCGCCGTCATCCATCACAAATGTTGTTCCACCTAATCTACTCACAGGTGCTTGTGAATTCCCCGTATAACCTATCTTGCCTCGTTTAGCACCCGAACTAGAATCTAATGGGCCAGGGGTTGAAATACCAAAAACTCCACTAGGAACTTCTCGTCTAGCACTGCTAGAAGTAACTCCCCTAATGGTATCTAAAAGCAACCCCTGTTGTACCAATCTATCAGCAAATGGATGAATTGGTTTTTTAAATTTTTCAGGATTAGGATTTGATAAATCTTTTGATTTTTTGTGAAACTCTGCAACGGGCAAATAATCTGTTCCGTATTTTCTGCGTTGCTCATCTGTCATCTCTACTTGACGACTTGCAGCAATACCAGGAATCATATGATTTTGAAACACATCATTAACACAGCCTATCCAATATCCTTGATTAGGGTCGCCGTCAATGAATATAATCATAACCGTCGCTCCTATATCCGGCGGGATCATCCACATACCATAAGATTTTTGTACATCGTTGAAGTCACTACTGTTGGTTCCTTCATATCGAGAAGAAGTATTGCCACCAAATGGTGTCAACTGCCTAACTACATATGTTTCACCTTGTTCTCCAGTTACACTTGGGATACTTTTAATTAATGCAACTTCCAACCCTCCCATATACGTAGGATCAAGATGATTTGTTACCTCGGCCAAATACGGACCAGGTGTTGGTAATTTAGATCGCGCTCTTTTTTCAGTAGCCATAATTATTATCCGTTATTGATTCTGTTAACTAGTTTATCTAAAGGACTTTGTCCTGAATATCCGGACAACATGGATTTTGCCGAATTTAATTTATCTTTTATTGAATTTATATCAACCGAGTTTACTGACCCAGTTAAATTTGAATAAGGATTTGAACTTGCTCCACTAGGTGATGCTTGAGCAGCAGAAATTAATTCTTGCGGAACTAAATTGCTAGATAATTTACTAGGACTGTTAACTCCGTATAAATTCTCAAGGGCAGTCATTCCGCCTTTTTTAACAACTGACGACGCATATCCTACATCGGCCTGCGGTATTGGTGCGGTAGCAAATTCTGGAGTAGCAGGAATATTTTTCATCTTACTTGCAGGAAGATAATCAAGTACTAATCCTGCAGATGCTGCTTGATTTAAATTTACATTACTAGGTGTGTTTTTAACTATATCAGTGACTTGATTTTGTAATTTACTTTGTAGGCCGGCACCAGTTAATCCAGACAATCTACTAGGATCTAATCCTACTTTGGCGGCAATACCTTGAGGGTCCATAGGAGATGCAGTTAGTTGAGTAATCTTATTACCTATTCCACCTACAAGACCTGACAAATTATTTCCTATACCCTGAACTGCGGCAAGTGCGTTTGTTCCCAAATCTTTAGCAACTCCGGATATATTACTAAGACTACCAGTTGGTAATGAGGTAGGATTTATATTTGCACCTTGTTTAATATCAAGTGATGTTAACCCGCCTGGAAATGTAGATATAGGTGTTATACTAAGTGATGCTCCTTTTCCTATACCAGATCCTTGATTAGATATATTAAGTGCAGATTTGATAGCAGATCCTACAACTGTTCCTCCTAACGATCCTATAAGACGTTCTGCTGACATATTGCCTGTTAATATATTAGCAGCAGATCCTAATGTTGCAGCGGGGGCTAACGATTCCTGACTTAGCCCAATTAATCCCGATGACTGTAATCGTATATTAGATGAAACATCATTCGGAGACGACGGCAATGCTTGTCCTATTATAGAAGTTTCCGGCATTATATTGCCAGATCTAGAAATTAATCCATATGTTTGATTCAATAAACTAGGAGTTGAACCACCCAGGCCACCTTCCGCATTTGTAAAATTACTAAGTTCTCCAGGTAATCCCGGACTAGGCAATCCTCTATTCAACTGATCCATTGCTGTTTCAGAATCCATTCGTTCTTCTGGACTTTGTGCTCTAGACTCATCTGGTATTACCTGTGAACTAGGATTAGGTGAGGTAGCAAAATTATCGGCAGGATCTGTAGCACGTAGATTAGAATCTATTACCTGTCCAGGTAACCTTAAAATATCTAATTTTTGTTTAAATACACCATCTCTAAAATTACTATTAACTTTTAGTACTCTATAAACTCCACTAAAAGGCACACGGTTAGCATCAAATTGCATCATGCCGCCGTTTTCAAAACTATTAATATCAATAGGATTTCTAAAATTTATAGTTATTAAAACTTCTCCGTAATTGTGATCTGCTTCACCTTTGTTTGTTTTTCCTCTCTTTGAAGTATCCGGTTTAGATTTATAGTTTCCTATTCCGCCTGTTACAAGATAAAAAGGATCTCCTAATATTTCCATTTCTCCTGTTAACATACTGGCTTTAGAATTAATCACAGCATCATGCATACCCCTTGCTAGTGTGCTGTAAGGATCGCTTAACGGTTGACTAGCATTACCGCCATACGATTGCAATGGTGTTACTGTTGGCTTTACGGGAGTTGTAGGAACTTGTTGTCTTTTTAATCTTGCATTTGACCTAGCGTTAATTTGATCAGCAGTTTTTAAACTATCATCAGATTTAATTTTAACTTCTGAACTATTATCGGGTGCGGCAGCATTTTTTGGTTGAGGTTGATCTTTATTACCCATTGCTGCCGGAACTGCTTCAAAGAACAATGTATTAAAATTAAGTTTAAAATTTAAAACATCAACATTTTGTCCTGTATAGATGTAGTTGTATTCTCTTAAACTTATCTTTTTTAAATCTTCTTCTTTAATAATATTCTGACCGTAACTTGGTATTCGACTTATATGTATCTTATAAGGAGTTACAACATATGTATATTTTTGAAATGGTTTTTGTGACACTTCATCTATAATATCTAAATTTTCAACTTCCATTTTAATAAGAAAATAATCTAACATACCATATTGATCAGGATTATTTGGACGTTTTCCTATATTTTTTAATATATCTCTTACATATTCACTATCTCTAATAACTGAAGTTATAGCATCATTAATATTCATACCTTCTGCAAATTGAATGGTACTTTCTTTAGGATTGTATTTTACACTTTCAGGTTGTCGTGCCTGTTGCTCAGGAGTAGGCTGTGCTGCTCCATTAACTTTATATGCATTAGGTGAGCCGGGTGCCGCAGGGTCAATCATTGCATATAGTTTGTTGTCTTTTAATACTTCAGTAAATTTTGCATCAGCAATCTTAGATGCCGGACCATTTATAAATCCTTGCTTTTCATCCCATACTGGAAAACTAATGTCGTAAATATTGTGCTTGAGTTTAGTGCTCCCTTCTTTACCCGCTTCATCAGATGTAGCAACCTGAGCATTAATATTAGTAATAAAATTATTCAATATTGTTCTAACAGTATCACCTACCATTTTGATAGGTTTCTTAACCACGTTAGGTTCGCCGAATGCTCTTTCATTATAGGGAACTGCGGTACACTTATACCTAGTACCCTTTTCAGTTATATCAACATCGATACCTGTTAGCCCAAATACATAATAACGTTCAGTATTGTTAATTAATTCTGGTTCTGGAAAATCTTCTACATCTGGATAACCCCAAAATTCCATTTTAAGTAAAAAACTAGCCTGTAGATAACTCGGATAACCCGCAGCAACTGCCGAAATATGCAATGCTTCTATAAATCCATTAATACTATAAGGTTCTATAACTTCAAATTTAATTTGAGTAGGTAAACTAGTATTGCCTTCTTCACTAAATGTTAATATACTATCAATTTCAACATTTTCAATAAACATATCAAATCGACCTGGACTTTCTTTATTGAATCCAGCGGTTAATTCTTGATTATTAGATAATGCTGCATCAGAGGATGCTTTGTTAACTACTTTAGCATATTTGTCATAGTTCTCCCCCGAGTCATCTAATTTTTTTGAATCAGTTAACTGAGAATCACTTAATTTTGTTTGTGGGCTTAATCCTGTAAATCCTTTACCGCCTGACCTTAATATAACAAATTTTAGTTGACTGTTTCTATATGATTCGGGATCTTTAAGATTACTGCTATCAAGTGCAGCCATTGTAAAATGATAAGTTGACGATCGATATCCATTAAGAGGATTTTTTTCGCCTGACTGTTCTACAATTTGTTTAGATTCTGTTTCATATTTTTCATCAGGAGTTTTTTCAGTTTTTTTACTGACATTATCTGATTGTGGTGCCTCATCTGCCATATTAAATTCCTAGAACAGATTTAAGAGTAGACATTTTAGGAAGATATATTTTTACACCTGCTTTTAAATCATATACAGGATCTTTAATAATGGTTTTATTACGAACTGCAAAAACCCACCACAATCCGGAATCTTTATAAACATCATTGGCAAGTAAATCTGGCCTATTTTCATAAGTTGCTGTTACTTCAAAAAGTATATCATCTCGTTCGCTGGGTATATCACGAAATTCCATAACATCAAGATATCCGTTTGTTATTGAAGTTTTAGAATAAGGACTAGTTTTGTTATACATTAGATAAATCCTTTACCAGCAAATGATCCGTTAAGATACCCTGTAACTGAAAAACTTTGCATTTCACTTCTGCTGTACATTGGCAAGCATGTAACTGCGATTGTAGATACCACAGGCACCGAAGCCTTTCCATAAAACTCGCTATCGTAAATAAAATAATCTACTCCATCAGGAAGTTCTACCCTAAAACTAGTAATTGTAACCGGAACATTCTTTAACATATATTCGCCATAGGCATCAAGACGGCAAACAGGAGGAGGTGCTCCACTATCACGATCGCCGGTTGACCCGCCTGAACGCATTCTAGTTAATGCTTTTAACAATGTTACTGTAGAAAGATACATTCCTGCATCTACCCAGTTTTCTACGGAAAATTTTCCACTAATAGTAATTGGTCCAATACTACTTCTTTGATAAAAATTAATAGGAAAGTTTGAATGTAATGGATTAGAAGCGGTATAGTCTGCTTTAACATCAAAACTAATAATAGGAGTGAATGGAAATATTATCCCCCCTATATTTGCTAATTGGCCGCCGGGGCCGGTTGTACTATCTACCAAATATTTTCCTGGGACTCGTATCCTTACACGCATTGATTCTTCTGATGTGCTTTCGTTTACTCCGTCTGCATTTAGATATAAAGTTTCAACTTCTGGAAATTCTACTGGCTCAGCACCATCAGGTACTCCGGGCACATCTCTTTCTCCAAATGCTGGGCCGCCTTGACCGCCTCGACCTCCACCAGCGCCGCCTGCCCACTCGGGAGAGTGACCGGTGTTTCCACCAGAACCACGGCCAGCACCAGCAAGACCTGCCCAAACAGGCGCTTGACCTGTGTTTCCAAGTATTCCTCTACCAGCACCGGGATTTACCAAATTATCTGCCATGATCTATAATTTCCTATATAGTATATTTAACCAATAAATAAAATGCCCTTATAACAATCGTTGACATTTGAATTACAAATGTGTTAAACTGCTATAACCAAGGAAAATAATAATAACAATGACCACACATATATCCCCAACTGGAAAGAAGGTAAAATATTTAAACAACCGTGATTTATTAGCAGAGATACATAGGAGTAAATGCTCATTTAGCAGTTATATATTACCTGAACATCAACAGCATGATATAATTTTAACTAATATAGATAAGATTAATATAAGAACAGTAGCAGAAGCCAAAAGAAATAGGGCTAAAAGACAAGGTATACTAACGTTTGGGGCTGCAAGAATTGCAGGTGACAAGAAAATTAAACTTGCAGAATGCACGGCAGACTATAAAACTATAGCCAAAACTGATATCATTATCCGCATAATGACATTTGAACATATACCAATGGCGCCGGGACGTAAAAAAACTCTAAAGAATACCGCAGATAGTCATGAAAAAGTTAACTTTCCTCCTTTCCAACATTGGAAGTTTAATGATCAAGATGAACTAATCTGTGTAGGAAAGAGCCACTGGAAAGGTCCAATTGATACTGGCAAATTTAGCAAAGATCACGGACGCATTACAGAAAACTTAGGTAAAATGTTTATTAAACTAAGCGAAAGATATGCACAAAGAAGCAACTGGCGTGGATATACTTACAATGAAGAGATGCGTGGACAAGCAATTTTACAACTAAGTCAAATTGGATTACAATTTGATGAGAGTAAATCAGAAAACCCATTTGCATATTATACCGCAGCAGTTACTAACTCATTTACTCGTGTTCTAAATATTGAGAAAAAGAATCAAAATATCCGAGATGATATGTTAGAAGAGGCAGGATTAACTCCCAGTATGACTCGACAATATAAACAAGAATATGCAGAAGAAACTGCTCGTCAAGCGGAACTATACAAACACTTTAGACAACCTAAATCAGAAGAAACAAGTATTGAGGAAGATGAGCAAACTGACATTTGACTTTTAGATCTAAAGACCGTAAACTCGTTATTAGGAGAATAATTAATGGCTTTGTTTAAAAAGGTTGCATGTTTTACCGACATACATTTTGGATTAAAATCAAATAGTGCATCACATCTAAGAGACTGTGAAGAATTTGTAGACTGGTTTATTCAAGAAGCACAAACTGCTGGGTGTGAAACAGCAATCTTCTTGGGTGATTGGAGTCACAACCGTAACAGTCTAAATTTATTCACATTAGATAGTAGTTTAAGATGCTTAGAAAAACTAGGCGCAGCATTTGAACAGTTCTTTTGGTTCCCAGGTAACCACGATCTGTTCTATAAAGACAAGCGTGACATTCATTCGAGTGCTTTTGGTCGGCACATTCCAGGCGTCACTGTTGTAGACAGTATATGGACCCGGGATGATGTCACCCTTGTACCTTGGTTAATAGGCGATGAGTGGAAGACTATGAAGGATATTAAAAGCCGATATGTCTTTGGTCACTTTGAATTGCCCAAGTTCTTTATGAACGCCATGGTACAAATGCCCGATCATGGTGAACTTAGAGCAGAGGACTTTAACGGTCCTGACTATATCTTCAGTGGACACTTTCATAAACGCCAATCTAATAACAAAGTTATCTATATTGGCAATGCATTTCCGCATAACTTCTCAGATACATGGGATGACAAACGTGGTATGATGACGTTAGAATGGGGTGGTGAGCCTAATTTTATTGATTGGCCTAACTGTCCTAAGTATAGAACAGTGAAACTTAGCGATTTAATCGATAAAGCCGACGATATTATGAAGTCTAAAATGCATATCAAAGTAAATCTCGATATTGATATCAGTTACGAAGAAGCAAACTTCATTAAAGAAACATTCATTAGCAAATACGATATACGTGAAATTAGTCTTATTCAAGATAAAACTAACATGGAAGGTAATATCGATGACAATCCGGATGCACAGTTTGAAAGTGTT